GATGCGCTCGGCGGCGGCGCCAGTCAGCGCGCCGAGGATGCGCGATTCGATCTGCTCGGCCGTGACGCCGATCTGCTTCTCGGCTTCGGTGAAATGCTGCGACGCCAGCGCGACAATCTCCGCGCGGACTGCCTCAAGCTTCGTCTGAGATTCGGAGAGCGCCGCCCGGCAGCGCGCCTCGAGGTCTTCGTTGTACTTTGCGTATGCGTCGCTGACGAGGCCCGGCACTGCATCGACCAGTCGCGCGTCAAGCTCCTTTCGGATCTCGGGCACCGTTTTGCCGATGCGCTCGAGCAACTCGTCGAGCGTCTTGTCGTGCTCAACCAGCAGCTGCGCGAATTGCTCCGCGCGTTTGCCGAGTTGCTCGTTGCTCGCGATGATGGCGTCGAGGACGCTGTGCATAGTCAGGATTTGCGGGAGGCGTTGATCTTCGCGCGACGATCCGCGACGCTAGCAAGGAGCGAGGACAGCTTATCCTCGGAGTCGGTCCGCTCAGATAGCATCTTGCGGGCGTCCGAGAGCGAGACGACGGGCGCGGGCGCAGGCACGGGCGCGGCCGGCTTCGGCTCAAACCCGATGCGCTTGAGCGCCTGCTCGATCTGCGCCTCTGATCTCGCGTTCTGGCCCAGCTTCTCGCGGACTGCGGATAGCTTGCTCGCCTTCTCGGCCAGCTTCTCGAGCGGCTTCTTCGCGCGATTGCGCCCGACCTCGAGCGCCTCGCGCACGGTCGCCGGGCGGCTCAACTCCTCGCGCTCCATCTGCGCGGCCTTGGCCTTTGCCCAGCTTTGCCCGGCGTCGCCGCCCCAGAGCGCCCACGCGATCCGACCCGCGGACGGGTAGCCGTCTTCGCCCGGCGAGAATCCGGTCCCCTGCTTGTCCACCTCGTGCCGCGCGAAGTACGAGACCATACGGCGCACGGTGTCGGGCGATAGCGACTTCTTGTTGCTGATGTCGCGAGCGCGAGCAACGCCCACGGCCGTGCCGCCGCGGTTGTGCTTGTCGCGCCACTCCAGCCCGCGGCGCGCCTCCGCGGCCATCGCGTCGGTAGGCGTCAAGTCGATGGCGGCAAAGCGCGCGAGCTCCGAAGGCGTCGCGGGCTGGTCGGGTTCCGAGTCCTCGGGCGTCCCACTCGAAGCGGCCTGTGCATCGGCCGAGGATTCCCCGACCATCTCACCAGCGGCAGCGGCAGCAGCCGGAGTCGAAGGCAGCGAATTGGTGACGAGGCGGATCGAGGTCTCGGGGATGCCGTACTTCTCCGCGAGCTCGCCCACGTACGCGGCTTCCGCCGCGATCTGCTCGAGGCGCGTGAAGGCGTCGGTGCCCTGCTCGGCCGCGATCTCCTGCAAGGACTTCGCGCCCTGCCGATTTTCGTTCAAGTTCGCCGCGGAGTCGCGGCCAACATCGATTGAGAGCTTGGGCGGGAAGCGCCACTCGCCGCGGGTCGCGCGCTTGAGCGCCTGCACCGGAGTCTCGCCGTCCTGCGTCGCAGGCGCCGGGATCTCGCCGCGGGCGATGCCGTCGAGGATCACCGCGTTCTTGATCGGGTCGAGCACCTTGTCGGTGAGCACGCCCTGATGGCGGGCGAATACGCGATCCGCCGCGGCAAACTCTGCGCGCACGCTCGGTCCCTTGTAGTTCTGCGTACCGAAAAGCACGCCCTGCGGGATGCCGACGGCAATCGCGAGCTCGTGCATCAGATGCTCGACGAAGCCCGTGAAGGCCGTGCTCGGGCGCGCGGGCATCGTCTCCACGCGGTCCGCTTGGCCGAGGTACTTGATCATCCCGACCTCGCTCAACTCGTTCTTCGGCTGCTGTCCGTTCGGCAGCGTCGCGCTCGGCGTCGGCGTGAACAGGTTGCGCGCGTTCGCCGTGCCGCGGTCGGTGAAGACAAGCGCCGCCTGCTGCGAGGCGAACCGCACGCCCGCCTTCTCGGCTTGCAGGATTTCGTGCAGCATCCGCGCCGTCTGAATCGCTGCGTGGAAGTCGGTAACGCCGCGGTACTGGTCGACGCGGAACGGGTCGAAGTAGTGGCAGAAGTTGCCCGCCGGAACGTCCTCGGCTCCGAAGTAAACGCCTTCGCGCGTCACGCGGTAGATCCGGTAGGCGACAGGCACACCGAAGTCATCGACGATCACGCCCTCGAAGTAGTTCTCGGAGTTGCCGCCTTGGTCGTTGGGATTGCCGATGCGGGTCGCCGGAATCAGCTGCACCTTGAGCCCCTCGCCCACGCGGCGAATCACGAAGCCGCAGTCGCCGTCGACCGGCCGGTTCTCCGCGGCCACCTGCACCAGCTTGCGGAACGAGTTGCGGCCGGTCGCGTCGGCGCCCTTGCACCAGTCGTGGAAGTACTCGCTGACGAGCCGGTTGTAATCGCGGTCGCCCGTGCTCGGCGAGTACTCGGTCGGCGTGAGGTAGTTGCCGAACTTGCGGCTGATCTCCTTAACCTCGGGGCAATTCTCCACGAGGTTACGACTTTCCCACATCATCACGACCCGCTCCCGCACCGTCTGCGAGGACTCGCTCGGCTGGCCGTACTGCATCGGCGCGTAAAGCCGGTTCGTCTGCGCGGCGTTGTAGGAGAACAGCGCGGCCTCGACCCGCGCCTGCATCCGACGCAGCGCGGTGCCGGGAGCGACGACCTCGAGCGCGCGCTCGAACCACGGACGCTGCGCGATAACTTTGGCCGGGTCGAAGGTGTGCATCTTAGTTGCCGGTGAAGCTGACAAAAGTCGTGTCCGTCGTGTTGCCGTTCTGATACTCGATCGCGTCCACGATATCGCCTAGCATCCGGTTGAGCGTGTTAAGATCGGCGCGCGTGACCGACTTGCCGTTGAGCGAGTACGACGTGTTGAGCAGGCAGGCTTGGATCGCGTCAAGCACCTTGGTCTTGAGCACGCCAAGGGTCGCCGCATCGACGTCGAGAAACGGATTGTCAGCCGCCATAAAGAAGCGGCCCCCGTCAAAGTGCGTTTTGACGGCCCGCCCTGCTACGTCTTCGGCGGCGCGTACCGGATCACGCCAGCAATCGTCGCCATACAAAGAAGCATCGCTGACGTATCGAGGCCGTGGTTCGGCGCGTTGCTCCTGACCTCGCGCCACTCCCAGACGCCCGTGCGGACCTCGACCTTGGACTCGCCCTTGAGGTGCTCGAGGTAAAGCGGGTTTACGTCCGACGGCATCTCCCAGCGCAAGTCACCCTTGCCCTCGAGCGCGGCGGCCAGAAGGTCTTTGAAGTAGTCGCCGCTCCAGTTGTAAAAGTAAACGTCCCCGCCGCGGTAGTCACTGACCTGCGGGTCCGAGAACGGGAAGTTGATCATCTGGCCGCTGGCCTCGTCCCGCATCGTCCAAGTGCGCCGCCCATAGCCGCGCATCGAGCGCCAGCCGAACTCGGCGCAGTCGCGGTCTACGTCGGCCGGGCGGTAGCCGCGGTCCTGCGCGACGCAGGCGTCGGCGACTTTGTACCGCTGCTGGAGTTGCCGCAACTGGTCTCGCGTGTCGATCCGGCCGAACCAAAGCTGCCGATATCGCGGCCCCTGCGCGGTCGAGAAGGCACCGACCTCGGCCCACCAGTGGTCTTGCTGCCGGTCGATGGCGAGGAATCGGATGGCCTCATCAGGGATCGGCTGGCCGTCCGCGTAGTCGGCGAGCTTGTAGCCGGAGTCCTTGACCAGAAGGTTGACGCTCTTTTTCTCGACTATCCACGGCCGGGCCTCGCGCTTCGTCCGAAATTCAATCTTCGCCGACTCGTCGCCAGTTCGGACCCAAGCGTTCTCGGCGTGCGCCCATTCCTCCGCGAGCAGGCGCATCGGCCGCGTCACCAACGCCTCGATGCGGAAGGACTTTACCTCGCGCGACGCCTTCGGGTTCTGCGGTACGTAGCGCCCGGTTTTCGCCCAGCCCGCGCGGGTCGCGTCGTTGTCCGGCGACTCGTGCCCGCAGTTGATGCAGCGAAAGCGGACGGTCTCGACCACTCGCGCGACGTCCCACGTGTCGTCGTCCCGCCGCGCGGCCTTATCCCAGACGACGCCGCCGCGGTCCTTAGTCTCGGTCAACTGCTCAAACGCGATGGCGTGCAGCTTGCGGCAGGCCGGGCACTCGGCGTGCCACTCGCCCTGATCGCCGCTGCGGAAGCTGGCGTCCTCCACGTTGCCCGTCTCCGCGTCCATCACCGGAGCCTGCGACGAGTTGTAAATCTTGCTCCTGCCGACCTCCTCAAACTTGGACACGCGCGCAACGGCGTGCCCGTAGATCTCCTGCCATCGCGGGAGCCAGAGCTCGTCGTTGATCTTGTACCGGATCGACTGCGACTGCTGCGTTGAAAGGTTCGCCGCGTTGAGCGTCAGGAAGAATCCGCCGAAGTAAATCTCGGTCGTGGTCCGGTGCGGGCCGGGCTTCGGCAGCATCGCAGCCACCGGGCGGCACCGCTC